TCATATTTGGTCTTAGTTTTCTCATCAGCCTTGCTTTGAATATGCTTATGAAGTTCTTCACGCATCATGAAGAATAAGACCGTAATGCTTACTGAATAGACAATGAGTAGCGAAATAAGTGCAGTTTTAAGCATCCCCGCCTCCGTATATTGATTCGTGGTCTTTCAAACGCTTTTCTAAACTTGAGAATGTGACCATGTCACCAGAAGCTCGATAGTTAGAAATGGCAGTTTTTACAACCTCATAACCACCAGCCTGATTAATAATTTCAACTGACTTCACCAGACGCTTGAGTTCAGAAAGGTCTACAAAATATTTTTCTCGGTCAGCCTTGCTAATCTCTACACTTTGACCACATTGGAACTCGAAACCTTCATTCCACTCAGTTGCATTAGAAGGGGCTGAATCAACGATTTCTTTCGCGTATTGCAGTCCTTTATCTCTAATCAATTTAGTTGCTTTCATGTCTGGCTCCTTTCTCATCAAGCTCTTTACGCGCCAACCACCACAAAACCACCGCACCGCAAAGTACTGCTGTTACACACGAAATGAGTAAGCCCCATCCCAAAAACTCGAATTTGGTCATGCTGATTTCTCCCAACTGACGTCTATCAGGCTTGGTCTAAACACCACAACACAGCAACCAAAAGGTGCATTCGTTTTAGAACCGCCAAACTTTAAGCGGCCACGAATAAAATGAATTTCACGACCCAAACAATAGTCTTGAAACCAACGGGCATCAGTGCGAACAGGAACGAGTGCAACTACCGTATGCCCTTTACTTGCTGTTTCCGCTGCCTTAGCAACCCAATCGATGATTTCTTTGCCGTAAGGTGGATTCATCCAGCATGTCCCAGTCCACTCTTGCTTTAGACCATCAATTTCAGGTGTAAAATAACGTTCACATTTAGCGTTTTCAGGCAGAGCACAAACGTCTAAATCAAAGTTAAATACTCGATCCAATTTTTCGAAAAAATCTTGCGGCGTAGCCCATACATCAGTTCGATCATCAGCTAATCCAAATAACTTATTTTTTGTCATGGAATTCATACATTCACCCCATCAATCAATCGCTGAATATTTCTAGGAATTGGCATGCCCTCCCGGCGGCACATCTCTGCATATTCATGTGGATTGTCAAAAGGATCTGGCCCTAACTCTTGTTTAAGTTCTGGCTCTTTTTCCGTTGTTTGAAGCTTTTGTACTGGTGCAGGTTTACGGCCATTAATCCTTAACCTTTCCATCAAAGATTTGAGATGCTTTTGCGCTTCGTCATTGCTTACTGGGGTGTGTTCAGGTTCTTTATGCTCTAGTTGTAGCGGTGGAGTGTAAAACTCTTGCTGACGGCCTTTTAACTGAGCTTTAGCAACCATCACGTTGTAGGTCCCGAAGAAATTATCTTGAGCTGCTCGCATTTGGCCGGCTTCGATCAAATACATCACTTCGTCTAATGCATATTTTGTAATTTGTGTAATAACCACGGTACGGTCAGTCGTAAACTTACATGCACGTGACCAAGCTTCCTCTGGAGACATCCAACTTTCACCGATACACCAGGTGCGAAATTCAGCAAATGACGGCATAAAACGCCCACCTGCTGTAAGTAATCGAGCAAGTGCGTTGTTAAATTGATTTTTTTGAACGCCAACCAGTGTTTTAAGTGCAATTTGCTCAACTACTGACAGAGGAATTGCACTTTCGCCTGTTGCTGGAAATTGCTTATTGAACTGAGCAGCGTAAACAGTGCGAAGAGAAGCGATTAATTGACGCACTTCGTTCAAGGTAATCTCATGCATGACCTACCTCCTCAATCATTGGAAACTTTTTTGCCGGGGTTACATCCAAAATTTGAGATTCGCTTTGTTCCTCAAAAAGATTGGCGAAATAACCCGGCTCTTGTGGTTTTTGACCGGTTGAAGTGATTTGCTCTTGTTTCTTGCGGTTAGCAGCAACTTGTTTCTCGTTGTTTTGAACCCAAGAGAACCACTTAACCAACCAGATGCTTGGTGTATTCAACGAACTTGATTCGTTTGCAAAGTACCAGTCACCGAAATTTTGAATCATGGTTCTCAAGTCGATTTCAGGTACAGAAACAAATCTTTGTTGAGCAAGTGAGATGAAATCGTATTGAAACTCGCTGTATTCAGAAATGAATTCACGCATTGAGTAACGCTTGTGATCATCGATCTGATACTGAGCAAATTGAATTGGGGTTAATTGCGAATTTTCTTCACGCGCATTACTACTACTATCTATATATTGGTTATCGGTTAACGGTTTATGGTTAAGGTTTTTTTGGCTTTCACTTTCAGAACCCAAAATTAACCCACTGGGTTTTTGTGGGTTTTCAGAATTAACCGAGTCGCCTTCACTTTGGTTTTCTTTTGGTTTTTCCTTACGTGGACGCCCACCTTTCTTACCATTTTCACGATTTTTATCCCCTACTTTTTGATAAGCGGCGATTTCTGAATCACAACGTTTGTTGTGAAACCCGTCTTCCTCTTCCACAAAAAACTCTTGCAGCACAATTAATACTGCATCCCTTTCTTCTTGGGTATTTGCACGTAACCGACGAAAAACCGACTGGGTTTCTTTGGGTAATGGTTTTTCATTCAAATAATAGAAATCGAGAGCACGGCGATAAAAGCACTCTTCAACTGGGCTAAGGTGCGCTGTAGCAACCATAAAGTCGCTGATATGGTGGAGATATTTATACATCAGTGACTGCTCCTAATTTTACAAGACCGCGCATTTCCAACTGACGAATAATTCTTGGAGGAATAAATTCGTTGTTGATTTTGTAGCGAATACGAGACTTTTCTTTCACCTGAATTAGTTTGTGCCCATCCTCCATGAGACGGCGAACTGCTATAGCCTGCCCCCATATGGGTTAATTCTTCAAGTTGATAAAATCTTTCCTGAGCCTCAATTGCGGCATTCATAACTGAAAGTGGCATGGCTGCTAATTCTTTAGCCGAATAGATCTTTACTGGTTGTTCCAGTGGAATTACCACCTCTAGCGGTGTGGTGGAAACAGAAATATCCTGTTTTCTTCTTGCTGCATATCTCACTTTTCACCACCCTTTGGCTTAACATAGCCTCCAAAAGAATCAACCAAACACGCCTTGGTTAAGCTGGTTACAATCTGTTGTGCTAACCATTGCGTTATGCGAAATTGACGAGCCATAGCCTCTGAAAATTCAACCTTGGTTACCGCCGCATTATTTTCGTCATACCCTTTGTTGCGTAAATTTTGCTTTTTCACCTCAAATAGGTGGCCAAGTACTCGCAAAGCAGGCTCATAAAATGATTGAACTTGCTGCATTTGTTTATGATCAGGTTGGTTTTGGAATTTAGAATTCATGACACCTCCGCTAATGCTTGCTCAGCGCTTGTTAGTCGGCGTTTAGCGTTAAGTTCTGCAACTGTTGCGTGGCGAATCTGGCTTTTATGGATTGGTCCACAAGCACCAGAGGAGATAACCTTTACTCGGAACAAATCATTCGTGTACTTGTAGTCAATGATTTCAAGCAGGTAATCTTTGGAGCCTTGCGATGTAAGCACAACCACATCGCCTACTAAAAATTCTGGCTGGTTGCGTTCGGTTGTTTGATTTGATAAATTAGTTTTATTCATTTGATTCATCTCGACTGAATGCCTATAAACCACTCCTGTTTGCGCAGGTAGTGGTTTTTTAATATCCAAGTTTTTCCTTTTGACCACTGATTTCGTCATGAAATAGGTCATCAACTGTTTCTATACGGTTCATCCAACTTTTAGACATGACTAAAAGTGCAGCAACACGTTCCTTATCAATGCTCTGGTAATCTTTAGGAACGACTTTTAATCCAAGCAAACTCAATAGCTCGCAAAACATTTCAATCTCATTCAAACCATTGTTTTTCTTGTCTGTTTTAAGCCGAGTAATAGTGCTTGGATCAACCTTTAAATGTTCAGCAATCTCTTTTTGATTGCTTATATCAAGGCCATGCAATATGCGGGATACGCCATTTCTGGCACTTGCACTCAATTCGGTTGATACTTTGCTCATGGTTTAGTTCCTAAGCGGTTAATGCTTGTAAATCGGCTTTAAGTTTGCCTTTGGTTTTGACTTGCAGGACTGCTTGAGTTCTGGCTGGTATACCGTTGTTTTCCCACTTCCAGAGGGTCACAGTTGAATATCCAGTTTTTTCAGACAACTCTTTCCGATTTTTGCAGCCGTGGTATGTCATGAGATCACTAATTTTCATGGTTACACCAAGTTAACTATAGTTAATAAACCAAATTTACCACTTGTTAACCATAGTTTCAATAGATCGTATTAACATTAGTTAATGTTTTTGGAATATTTGTTATGTCTTTACACTCTCGAATTAGGCAAAAACTTGAAGAAAAAAAATTAAGAGCCGCTGATTTAGCAAGAGCAACAAAAAAATCTCCTGTTGCTGTAAAGAAATGGCTAGATGGCACTAGCGTTCCTACAGCAGAAAACTTGAAAGTCATTGCGAAATTTTTAGGTGTGAGTGACGATTGGTTGCTTTATGGTGGACCGGTTGAACAGGAATCGAACAATTTACCTCAATTAAATGTTATTGACATTGAAGCCTTTAAGCAGAAGTACAATATTCCCGATAGCGAAGATGCTGTTAAATTTCTTGAAACACCTGTTAAATCATTCCCCACCCAAAAAAGATATGTTCCTGTTAAGGCTTACTCCAAGATGGGCATGGATGGCTATTTCACAGATATGGGTTATGAAGGCAATGCTGGAGATGGGTATGTTCCAACTCACTCAGCAGGACCAAGAGCCTATGGCATTAAAGGCACTGGCGACTCAATGTTTCCAGCAATTCGTAATGGCTGGTATGTTGTATGCGACCCTGATGCAGATCTTGTGCCAAATGAGTTTGTTCAGGTGTGCTTGAAGGATGGAAGATGCACAATTAAAGAATTTGTCGGCATCAATGGTGGGGTTTTAAGTTTGCTTTCTGTGAATGGTGGTGAGCGATTTTTCTTTGAAATGGACGAGGTTGAAAGTATTACCGCTATTACAGATATCGTGCCGCCAAGTCAGCACAGACAAGAACATCCTTATTCGCATTGATTATAGAAAGCTTTACAAATGAAAAGGAATTCAGGGGATGCAAAAAATTGAAATTAATTCCCGTAATATCAGCCACGTTCTTTATCAACACTTCTTATTAACAGTAGTACTTAGGACAGGTGAAAGGTTTATTTACAGACTTCTTGAAGCAACTACATTCAAAGAGTTCATTGATTCAGAAGATAAAGATAAATTTTATAGAAGTCATATTGAGGCTAATAAGGAATTTAAACGGATCCAGCTTTTTGTGTAATTGAGACCGTGACCCAACGCGGTACTTTAAAACACCATTAGGGAAATAAACTGTGCTACTAGACAGACATTTACAACTTGAACTCATGAATAAAATGGCTTCAACATACCCATTAGCTTACGACTTCTCATGTGAAATTAAGAATCTAGATGAGTATGAATGCAGTAAGATTTATGCCAATTTATTTTACTTACAGTCTCATGGACTCCTTCACCCAGACAGTATTGATTTAACTATGGGTTTTGGTGGAAATCAAAACCATTTATTCACACTTCATCATCCTCGCCTAACCGAGAAGGGAGCTGATTTTCTAGCTGATGATGGCGGCTTATCTGCAATTCTTGGAGTTGTAACTGTTAAGTTTGAAGCTGTTCAACTGAAAGCTATTCTTGAATCTAAAATTATGGCAGCCGACTTACCGCCTGCTGATAAGCGCAAATTGATTGATGGGCTTCGATCGCTTTCTGGCGAGAGTATAAAACACCTGACAACGAAAATTGTGGATTTGGGCTGGGATAATCTAGGGACACTAATTCGGATAATTCAAAGCAGCCTGGCTTAGCAATTTGCTTAAACTTTAGGAAACCAATTGGCTTAGTGTAATCACCAACTGGCACATAAAACTCATCACCATCAAATGGAAAATTTTCAAAGTAAATTTGAGTTGAGTTTTGGAAAAGTCTGTTTTCTATAATTACTATATTTTCTAATTTCATAAACTTACCTATCGTGACCCGACACGATCCTTTAAAAACATATCGGGAGGAGTATTTCACGTGAGTAAAATTGTAAATATTAATTCTGAACTAATTAATTTCTATATTGTCTTAAACGATCATGCTCTTGAAATTGATCTTAAAAACAGTGATAGGATCTGCTATACAATGATGGATAGGGATACGATAAATAAATTCATATCATCAACAGACAAAGACCAATTTTATCTTGATAACATTAAGTCAAATAGAAACTTCCGCTCAGAAATTACACTTAAGAAGCACGCTTAGGAGTTGGGTGGTGACCTGCTAGTTTTTCTAACTTTTCAATGGCATCTGAAAAGAACTCGCGTCTCCACTCTAAATCTAATTCACCAGCATATAGCGCTTCCAGCACAATCAGCTTTAGCTCGCCTTCTAAAATTATTGGAGATTCATCCCAAATATCTAGGCGTGCACAACAACTGTTTCTTTTATTCTTAGCGATCATAACAAACTCCATCCAACCCACCCCGTGTGGGTTTTCTTTTGTCTATTAAAGCATGAATTATAGTTAATAAAAAGATTAACCATTGTTAACTTTTCTCTTGACTAAAAAATTAACCATAGTTAATATTATCTCACCAGATAACAAAAAAGTCCCTGACATTCGACCGACGGGACTTTTACTCAATGAGTGAGATAAGTATGAATCAAAGAATTGAAAAGTACAAGTTTAGCCAAGCCTTTAGGGATGGCTCGAAAGCATTCGTAGCTTTCTGGATTATCACCTTCATTGCATTTGCTTTCTTAAAAGGCTGTGCCGACGAGCAATACGCCAATGAACTCAAAGCAAAGCAGAACATGTATGTGCGTGTGCAGGTTGAGGGGGTGAAGTGATGGAAATTCAAGTTAACCACAACAACCAATCATTTGTTGTATGTATCAACCCTATTGATAGCAGATCGTTTGTTTCCCAATTAATTGCTACTGCAAAAGCTTATGCAAAAACAACGTCAAAAAACTTTCATCGTATGAATGAAGTTTTAGCTCATTCAATTAAGTGTGAAGACCGTGACGTAATGCTTCAAATTTGGGCAAAAGCATTCAAGGAGCCCTCTCATGGATAACTACAAAATCAAAGTTAAAGATGAAGCTAGAGCAGATGAAGCAAAGGAGCTATTTAAAAAGCTTGGTTATCATCATGATAATTCTTCATATAAACCATATGTAGAATGGATTGCAGTTTTTGAAGATTGTAGCGGAAGTTTTTATAGCCACAATGTGAATTTAAATGAGTGCGTAGAAATTACTATAGCTCAACTCCGCGACCTTGTTGTGTTGAAGCGGAATAATGTTAAGGATGCGAATTATAAAAGTGCTAATGATTTTTATTATGTAACAGTAGAAAATCAGTACTATTTTTGGAATGGCTTTGCTTGGTGCTTGTCTGATGCTGATTTTATTATTGGTTTATCGCCAATTATTGATAATCCAGAGAACAAGGACCCAGCATTGATTAGCGGTGCGGATGCTTTGGCTGACATTACCAATGTTCAACATGCCTATGATGATCGTGATGTTTGGTACACCACACAGTATTCAACTTTAACAATACCTGAAATTTTAAAAGGCGAAACTTCTGATGGCCGAAAAATAAATTTCAGACTCAAACCCCAAACCATCAAGGTTGAGCTTGATCTGCCGAAGCCTTTTGAGCCGAAGGTGGGTGATATTTACTGGTTCCTCTCACCCTTCTATAGCACTGGATATGACCACTGCACTTTTGCAAATGACTCATCAGATAAACTGCATGTCCAATATGGCGCATATCGCTCAGAAGACGACGTTAAAAAGGCAGTTGAGCAACTCAGAAAGATACGAGGTGCCTCATGATCATAGCCATTTTAGATATCGTGCTTATTAACCTCATCTTGGCGGTTCACTGGGGGATTATCTAATGAATATGTTAGTTAACAAACCCGAGTTGTTGTGCCCTTCTTTCCCTTACTTAGATATGTCTACAGACATTCAAGTTGAAGGTGAGACGGTTTATTTCGATCTAACTTACGGCTGCAATGTTCTTAACTGCCAAATCAAAGCTGAAACGACTTACGACACTCGTGAAGTAACTGATCAGTTTAGTGGCTGTGCTCGTGACCAAGAATATGAAGTGCTTGTAGTAGATACAAAAACTCATGCTGTAGTGACCGATAAAGACGGCATCGAGTCACCTATAGGCTTACGTTTCAAGCTCACTGATGCACAAGTAAACAGCTTAAACGAGCAGCTTAAATACTACGCCGAAGAATTGGCAGATGAAGAAGCGGGAGTGGTGTGATGGAGTGGATTAGTGTTGAAAACCAAATGCCTGAGCCATTGCGTAATGTGCTTGTTTTGTTAGATGCAAACCCAGCTAAAAACCAAAACAAAATGGTGGCTCATTTCATTCCTAAGTTCACTGAAGAGTATCACGGTGATGATGATTGGTATGACTATGACGAAGAGCGGGCTTGTGGGTATGTAAAAGAAGGCTGGTATGCAAATACTGCTTATATCGGTGATGAGTATGGAAGTTATTTCTTAGATGAAAAAGTAACCCACTGGATGCCACTACCAGAACCACCAAAGAATTAGGAGAAGATTATGAATAACCGCATGTCAAAAGAAGATTTTTTATCAGTTTTAAGTGGCTTATTTGACTGTCATACAGGTAGCGACCATTTCGATGAAGAAGCATGGCTTGAGTGTTGGGAAAATGGCGAAGACCCAGTAGCAGCATTCTACGATGAATATCCTGAATACGATGAGCTTTAAGGAGAAGATTATGAATGCGCCAGTGCAACACTCAGGACA